GCAACTGGCCGATCTGCTGCGGGACCGCGTCATCGCCGGAGAGTTTCCGCCCGGCGCAGCACTGCCGTCCGAACCGAAGCTCGTCGACCAGTACGGCATCTCCCGCACCGCGGTCCGCCAAGGCCTCGCGATCCTCAAGGCCGAGGGCGTCATCCTCTCCGAGCAGGGCCGAGGCTGGTTCGTCCGCGAGCACCGCATCGTGCGGCGCATGGCGTCGTCTCGCTACCAGGCCGAGCTGAACCAGCTCGCACGCCCCACCGACCAGCGGGACCAGGCGCCGTTCACGTACGACCACCACGACTTCCGGTTCTTCGAGCTCGGGCGCCACTTCACCACCGTGCCGGCAGACGAAGACCTCGCGGAGGTGTTCGGGGTCGAGGTGAGGACCCCGTTGTTGCGGCGCACGTTCGTGTTCTACTTCGACTCCGAACCGCACCGCCGCTCGTACTCGTACCTGCTCGCGGAGATGGTGCGGGACACTCCGGTGGAGAACCCGGACAACGAGCCGTGGCCGGGAGGCACCATGGCACAGCTGGACTTCGTGGGTGTGCGGGTGACCGCCGTAGAGGAGACCATCTCGGCGCGGATGCCGACGCTGGACGAGGCTGACGAGCTGCACATCGACGAGGGTGTGCCGGTGATCGCGGTCCGCCGCCGGATGCTGTCGGGCGAGCGGGTGGTGGAGGCGTGCGTCGACATCGTGATCCCCGCGGACCGGGTGGAGCTGCACTACCGAATGGACCTGACGGACCCGGGACCGGCCCGGCCGAGCCCGGAGGACGCGGGCTGACCTGCTCCGGACACACGAAAGAAGCGCCCCTCCCGACCCGAAGGTCAGGAGGGGCGCTTCATGCCACGAGCGGGGCCGTACCGGATCAGGCCCCAGCGTAGCGCACGGGGGCGACAGGATCAGGTCATCACGCCCGCGACCCTCTCCACCAGCACCGCGCCGGCGAACAGGCATAGCCCGAACGCCAGCCAGTTGCGGTCGACGGCGGCGAGCCACCCGAACACGCCCACCGACAGTCCGAGGAGGACGACGACGACCGTGGCGGCGAGGGGAACGGTCACGGCAGCGCGGGCGTGTTCCGGTCGCCGACCCACTTCGCGACGACGCCCTTGATCAGCGCGAGGACCGCGGCGACCCCGGCGAACCCGGCCTTCTCCCAGATGGACATGTCGAGGACCCCCGCCATGTCGAGGCCACCGGACGCGACGAGCATCGCGCCGAACGCCTGCAGGAACGTCCACGCCACGCGCTCCGCGAGGTCCGCGGCGTAGCTCTTGGCCTTGTTGGTGACGCCGCGGGCGGCGAGGTTGCTTTCGAGGTCGCTCACTGCTGTCCTCCGGGGATCTCGGGTGCGGGGGTTTCGAGGAGCGTGACCCGCTCTTCGAGGTCTTCGATGCGGGTGGCGAGGGTTTCGAGGCTCGCGATGTTCGTCTCGACCTGCTCGGTCAGCCGGACGCGGCCCTTGTCGAACCAGCCGAGGACGGACTGCGTGCGCCCACCCCACCGGCTGTACCACTTCGCGTAGGAGGGGTACTTGGTCATGTCGCCACGGTCAGGGTCGGGGGGCATCGGGGGCTCCTTCGGGGCTCGTCGGTTCTTCACGAACGTCACCGGGTCGGGCCGCCCGGCCGCGTGCCACGCCACCGCGTCCTCGACGATCGTCGAATGCCTGCGGGTCGAGTCCGCCCGGAACGACAGGTGGCAGTGGCCGAACCCGTCACCGCCAGGCTGCTTGCGCATGTTGAACGGCGGCCGGGAGTCGTACAGCTCGTACCCGGAGATGCCGTACTTGTACTCGGGGTACAGCCCGGCCTTGACGGTCGGGACGAGGAACCGGGTCAGCAGGTGGTGGGGCGTGATGCCGGGGATCGACTTCACGTCCAGCGCCTTGACGTACCCGGACGGGCCGTCACTCGACCAGGGGGTGTGGTCGCCGTGGCGCCGATTCGCGACCGTCCGCGGTGAGCCGTTGTTCCACAGGTGGCTCGCGTTCCCGATGTTCCCGATGTGCGCGCCGCCCGCTTTCGCGAGTTGCGCCATGAGGTCGGCGACGGGCTGCGTCAGAGTGCCGGGCACTCCTTCGGACATGACCTGCCGCATCGTTCCGTACGTCGGTGCCATGGGCTGTTCCCTCCCGGCCGCCACAGCTCGTAGCTGATCGGGCGTGCCGTCGAACACGTCGCGGTCCACCGGCCCGGTGATACCGGGCACGGTCGCCGTATCGGTGTGCTGCCAGAACGACCACACGCCGCGGGGCAGCCCTGGCCCGTCGGCGGTGGTGTGGTGCGCCACCCACAACCGCGCCCCGCCCGGCAGCTCGGACCCGAGCTGGTCGCGGTGGAACGAGGTGGAGGTGTAGAGGATCGGCGGGACACCGGCGGCCGCGCCGATCCGTTCCAGGAACCGGCGGCTCCACGCCCGAAGTGCGTCGGGCGCGAGGCCGCCGGCCGTTTCGAGGTCCAGCACCGGGGGCAGCCAACCCGGCTCGCCGGCCGTCCCGAGGGCGGCGAGGAGCTGGTCGGCCTGCTGCTCGGGGTCGGACTGTTCGGGGCGGGCGAAGTGATAGCCGCCCACCAGGAGCCCCGCCGCGCGAGCGGGTCCGGACCACGCCTGCCAGGAGGGGTCGGTCCGGTCGGCGCCGTCGGTCGCCTTGATGAACACGAAGGTGGCGCCCGCGGCGCGGACTTGCGGCCAGTCGATGCTGGTGCCCTGCCAGCGGGACACGTCCACGCCCCACACCGGCAACGCTTTGAGGTCAGCCACGGGCGGGAACTCCCTCCCGCAAAACTGTAGACAGCACTACAGAAGTCCTGTAGTGTGGTCTACACCAGAGAGGGAGAGGACCCCCGAGATGGACAAGATCAACACCGACCGCCACGTCACCGAGGCCGACACCTACGTCTACCCGATCATCCGTCACACCCCCGGCGGGGGGATCCACCTCGACCCGGCGCGGCCGGTCCTGGTCGACATCGCCGCGAACATGGCCGTCGCCCGGACCATCGCCGCGGAGACCGTCGGTTCCTCCGCGCGCCGCCTGGAGTGGGAGGGCGACGACAGGGTGGCGCAGGCGTACGTCACGCACACCCGGGGTGTGTGGAGTCGCGAAGCGATCGAGGAGGGCGAGGACTGCCCCCCGACCGACTACGTCGAGGAGCGCGTCCTGGTGTTCAGCATCTCCGGGCACCCGGTGGCGATCGCGTGAACGACAACGAGACTGAGCCCGTGGTCGAGGTGGAACTGCCCCGACGTCGCACCGCCGCCGCGGCTGAGGCGGAACTGGAGGCCTTGGCCCGGCGTCGCGCCGACGCCGAACGCAACCTCAACGAGGTGATCCGTCAGATCCGGGCCGCCGTCCTCCGGGCGCTGGCCGACGGACAGTCGGAGGCCGCGGTGTCGCGGGACGCACGCGTCGACCGGATGACCGTCCGGCGGTGGGCCGGGAAGTAGGTCAGCCACGCTGCAGACGGGTCCTCTGCGCCGCCAACTCGTCCGCGCGGGCATGGTTCCCGCGGCGCAGGGCATCAGACTCGGCCTCCGCCAGATGAGCCCGCTCCAACGCCGCGTCCAACTGCTCGGTCAACTCGTTGACCTTCTTCTGCAGCGGGTCCAGCAGCCCCATCGCCGTCGACACCACGACCTGCGACGCCTCCGCCTCCGCCTTCTTCCCCAAAGCGGCCAGGTTGCGCCGGTTCTCCCGCCGCGTGTACAAGCCCATGAAGAACGCCGACAAGCCGCCCACGGCGGCGAGGAACGTCGCCAGGGGGACGAAGACCTGCAGGGCGCCGCCGAGGGTCCTCACTGCCCGGCCCCCGCCCGCTGCACCCGCAGCGTGTTCCGCAGCTTCCGCAGCGCCCGGGTGATCTGCCACGCCCGCCACAACGCCCCGGTGCCGTACGCGGTCGCGAACCCGATCGTCGTCAGGGCGGTCCGCTGCCCCGTCCCGGCCAGCACGACGGGAAACACGAGCGTGGCGACACCGAACCAGATCATCGCCGTCCGCTCGACCAGCTGCGACAAGGTGAGCTGGTCCACGCTGCGCTGCGGCAGCGACACCGCGCCCAACGCCAGGGCGGCGCCGACCGCCAGCAGCGCCTTCCAGAACACCACGAACCAGCCCGGCAGCAGCGCATCCACCGACTGCGGCGCGGGGCCCCCGGCCAGCAACGCCAAACCGATGATCACGAAAATGCACAGCCCGGAGATTTCCCACGGGTGACGGCCTCCGGTGATCAGGATGACCCGCACACCGTGGTCCTCGACCGCCCGGCCGAGGTGCCGCTGCGGCATCAGGAACCGGCCAGGACGGACCACCACGACAACCAGAAGTTGCGGCCCGGCCCGTACAGGTCCGCGTCCAGGCCGTCGAGCTGCACACCGGAGCGGGTCGCGAACTTGAGCACCGTCAGCGCCGCCCCGCCCGACGGGCCCACGAACATGCCCCGCACGGCGAACGTCTCGTCGTTGGTGACGTGCACCGCCCCGATCCGCCCCAGATCACCCGGCGCGGCGATCACATCCACCCGGCCCGTGTCCTGCACCCGCACCTCCGCCACCCCAACGCAGGCATGCGACGACGCGTCCACGTGGATGTACGGGCCGTCCACCAGGCTCTCGAACCGCAGGCAACAGCTGCGGAACAGCATGTTCCCGACCCGCTGCGCCGGGACACACAACACCGGGTCCGGGACGTGCCGGCGGACAACGGTCACCGATACCACCCCGAGACGGTCACCACGTTGGTGGCCGCCAACGTGACCGGCGTGCCCTGGAAGAAGCCCCCGAACGCGCCCGTCGTGGACGCCGCCACACCGCGGAGGATCAACAGCCCCGACGCGGCATCCGTCTCCCCGAAAATCGGGTACGTCGACGCCTGCCGCACGTTGCCGTTCAGGATGTGCCGTCCGACCGGCGGCACCGGCAGCGTGAACCGGTACGGCCCCGCCGTACCGAACGTCGGTGCCGTGCCGAGCGTCAGGACGATCTCGACGCGGGTCCACTCGTCGAGCTGCTTGTACCGGCCCACGAGCGTCCCACCGGTCCCGACGGTGGGGGAGCCGGTCACCGCGGACCACGTCGGCGTGTACGCCGTGTCGGCGCCCTCGAGGACCTGCTGCAGGTAGTTGATGCCGTCGGCCCACGTGTCCGCGAGTGCCGCGGAGGTGTTGGTGCCGCTGAGCGGGCTGGCTACCGGGAAGGTCACGTCAAGGTCCCCAAACTGTTCCGTCGTCCCACAGGGACGTCCCCCACACCGCTACCGTCCACGCCTGCCGCGCCGACAGCGTCTGCGTGTAGCCGCCCCCGATCTCGTCGTTCACGCCGGTCAACCAGAACTCGCCGTCCAGCCCCAGCCCGTCGGTGTCGACGACCCGGACCCGGTCACCGTTCTGCCGCCGCGGGTCCCCGACGACCCGCAGGCCGGTGAGCGTGGGGACCGGTTCGGCGAGGCGGGACAGCAGCGCGAACGCCACCCCCCGCGCGGACGCCAAGTCCTGCCGCCACTGCGAATCGGGGAGGCTCAGCGGCTGCGCCCCGTACTGGGCGATGCTGGCCGTGTCCTCGTCGTACGCCGCGGTCGCGGACTGCTCGTTGACGACCATCTGCCGCCCCGCCAGGTGCAAACCCGGCTGCCCCGTCGGGTCCACGAGGTACAGCCGCCCGGGGTAGGTGTTCGCGATCGTGATGCGGGCCGAGTTCGCGGTCCACGCGCCGATACTGACCTTGATGTAGGACGACCGGTCGAACCCGGACCCGTCCGGCTGCCCGTTCGCGGATACCCGGGAGAATCCCGCGCCGGGCACGCCGCCCGTGACGGTCTGCACTGAACGGTCGAGGTCGACCAGAGGGTCGGTGAACGTCACCGTGAACGTCGCCCGCTGCTTCGACCCCAGCGACTTGAGTTCGTCGCCGAGGGTCCACACGTCCCGTAGCGGGGTGATCGTCAGCGACTTCACCGGCACGGTGATCTGGTTGCGGACTGAGTCGAGGCCGTAGTCGTAGGCGGCGTCTAGCAGCTCCCGGTCGGCGGTGATCGTCGCGGCGAGGGTCTGCTGCGCGGTGCGGGTCCACCACTCCGACGTGCGGTAGAACGGGTTCCCGGTGCTCTCGTCGAACCCGATCCACGCGAACTCGGCGCCCGCGACCTCCTTCAACAGTTCCCACGAGTCCTGCTTCGCCAACGGCAACGTCGCCACCAGCTCGTTCGCCGACGGGCCCAACTCGGCGGTCGGCACATACCCCCACGCGGTGGCGGGCGACACATCCGCCCCGGTGTTGCCGCTCGACACGAGGACCCCTTCGACGAGACCCATCGCGGACACCTGCGCCAAGTCCATCGCCGCCGCGTCCAACGCCGATGCGGCGTCCGCGACGTCGAACGTGGCCACCGCCGCGTCCTGCCGGATCTCCACCCGCCGCCCGGCGGCCCGCATCCGGACGCTCACCGAAAAGTAGGACGCGGCCGACACCAGCGGTGTGGTGACGGTGGACGACCCGGACGTGCCCCGGTTGTAGGTGACCTGCAGGGTGCGGACCCCGGCGACGTCCGTGAGCTGCACCGTGATGCTGGCCCCTCCGGTGAGCTGCTTCGACAGGCCGACGAGGTCACGGATCGGGGGGACGGTCAGCGCCGGGTCGACCTGCCCCCACCACTCGACCAGCACGTAGTCGTTGACGACCGCCGGCAAATCGACGGGCTGCTCGAGCGTGTACCCGGCCCACGTGTAGAAGTCGGGGTCCCCGGCCGTCAGGGCGGGACCGGCGAGGGCGAACCCGAACCGGCCCTGCGTGAAGTGGCACTGCTCGTCGAACGTCCCGAATCCGGGGCTGTACCAGCCAGCCCACTGCAGCGTCCCGATGTCCGGCGCGGCGGACCCGTGCATCGTCGCCGACAGCACGGTGCCCGCGCGAGACGGGGACGCGTAGAAGCCGTTTCGGCGGAAGGCCAGGTCAGCCAGCCACTGTGCGTTCAGGCCGGGCTTGACGATGCTGCCGGGGCCGAGGTCCGCGACGAGCGCGGGCACGTCGACGGGGGCGCGGAACCGTTGCCGGTAGTCGAGCGCCTCCAGGGTCGCCGCCCGGTTCGAGGCCGACACCGGGAGGCTGGTCGACAGGCCGGTGAAGCGCCGCACCGTCACCGTGGACCCGGTGGTGGTCTTGAACCCGACGTTGACGGTGACCGGGCGGGACAGGTGCTCCTTGGCTGCCATGGTCCCGGAGCCGAGTTTGGAGAACAGCCACGCCGCGTGCTTCGCGTTGTCGGTCATCACGCCGACGTCGAGCTGCAGTTTCGCGTCCGCTACCGCGGACCCTTCCACGAGGGTGGCCTCGTCCGGCAGGTCCCCCGCGATCTGCCGGGTGATCGACACCTGCCCGAGGTGCGGCGACAGGTCGTACACGTCCGTGCCGGCGCCGGACCAGTCGATGGTGGCCGTCACGACGGGTTCGCGTTGCTGCCTGGCCGCGGCAGCTGCCAAGCCGCCCGGGTCGGGGATCACACCTGCTCCAGCACGAGCGTCGCCGCGCGCCAGCCGGTGCCGCCCACCCACGGTGTCGTGTCGGTGAGGGACACGACGTTGACGAGCACCATGCCGGTGAGAAGCGGGTCGCGGTACTCGAACGGGCCCAGCCCCATCGCCCCGTCGTGGTACTGCGACACCAGCTGGAACTGGGCGTTCGTCAGCTTGTTCCAGCTGAGCTGGAACGTGCGTTTGCGGCCCATCACGTCGTGGGTCCGCGCGCCGCGCAGGCTGACGTGCGTCCCGCCGCCGATCACCTGCAGGTCACGGGAGTAGTCCCTGCCCGGTGCCGGGAGTTCTGTCGGGGGCATGCCCTGCCGGGCCAGAGACCACGAAGACGCCACCCGCCACCCCTCTCGGATCTCACCGAAACCACCCGGAGCGGGCGTCGGTCCCGGTACCGTCACGCGGCATGAAGACCATCGCCGCGCTGCTCATCGGATTCGGCGCGCTGCTGCTCGGCGCGCAGCTGCTGTTCGCCGTGCCGAAGGGCACCGAATCGGGTGGGGTGATCGGGATCGGCGCCGCGCTGTTCCTCGGCGGGCTCCTCGTTCAGGTGCTGGACCGGCTCGGCAGCAAGCCGCCGGCCTAGCCCTTCCAGGCGAGCTTGCGCTGCCCGGTGGTGTTCGCGCGGGCGATCTCCCGCGCGTCGACCTGCAGCACCGTCTCGACGCGGACCACCCGATCGGCGAGCGCCGCGATCAGCTGCCGATCCTGCGGCGCGAGCTGCGCCACCATCCGCCCGGCCGAGCTCGACACCGCGACCGGAGCGGCCATGCCACCGTTCGCCCACGCCACCGACCCACCGAACCGGCCCACGATGTCCTCCACAACGGCCTTCGACCTGCTGCGCTTCGACTCCGCGAGAGGGATGTACCCCTCGCCGCCCGTCTCCGGTTCGGCCCACACCCGCCACGACCCCGCCGGGGCGATCTGCGCGACGTGCGACTCACCACCGGACGCGAAGTACTCGACCACACCCCCGTCCGCCTGGGCGAAGCGCCGCTCCGCCGCGGTGGCCGAACTCGCCCCGGTGATCTTCGTGTTGATGATCTGCTCGATGTAGATCGTGGCGCGCCTGCCGTCGAGGGAGTTCACCTTGTGCTCGAGCGCGTTCGCGCCGCTGAGGGACGGGGCCAGTCCAGGCGTCCGAATAGACGTCGATACCGACTCCGGCACATGGCCGTACGTGTCGATCAGCACGTCGATCTGACCCTTGGTCAACCCAGCGGCCCTCATCGTGCGGCGCAGCGCCCCGATGTGGCCGTTGTACGCGGCGGTAGCCTCGTCCACCGACGCGCCCTCTTCGAGTTTCGCCTGCCGCGCCGCGACGGCCGCCGCAATCGCCTCCTGCAGCGCGATCCGGTTCCTGAGCGCCGCGGTGCTGTTCCCGCGGATCGCGGCCCCGTTCTCCCGGAACGACTCTTTCAACGAGTCAACAGCCACACGCGCGGCCAGCATCGCCTCGTCCGTCGCGAGTGTCGCGCCGTGCAGCTCGTTCCAGGAGTCGGTGAGCTTCTTCGCCTGACCGGCCGCTTCGCCCATCGACCCGGCGAGTTCACCAGTCTTCCCCGCCAGATCCCCAGTCGGACCGGTAGCCCCGCCAGCGGCCTCGCCTGCGGCCGCCACCGCGTCCGTGTAGTCGTTGAATCCCCGCGCCAGCTCCTCCGGCGTCACGCCCCGCATGGCGGCGATCTCCTGGAACTGCTGGAACGCGGACGCTGCCGCGGACGCGTTCCCGTTCGCGACGAGCTGCGCCAGCGCGGTGTCGAGAGCGTCGATCTTCAACCTTGCGTCCGTGACCTCGCCACCGCCCGCAAGGCTTTCGGCGAACCGGTTCCACGAGTTCGTCGCACCGTAGATCCCCGACCGGTCCAGCACCTGGAAGTCCTTCGCGAGCGACTGCAGGTTCCCGCCAGTCAACTCGGCAAGCTTCCCAGCCGTCTCCCCGGTGGCGTAGAGCTTCAGCAGCGAATCCCTCAGCCGGTCCGCGCCCTGCGCGGTCAACTCGAACCCTTCGTGGAACGAGCCGATCACCTGAAACGCCATGAGCGCGGCACCGACCACCCCAGCGGTCTTCCCCAGCGCGCCCATGGCGGCGTTCGCCTTCGCGCCGGCCGGACCCAAGCTCGTCAGCTCGGCGCGCGCCTTCTGCACTTTCGGCGCCATGGTCCCGTACGCGCCCGCCGCCGCCAGCGCCACGCCGGTAGCGGTGGTCACCCAGAACACGCCCTGCTGCACCGGCCCCGGCAAGCCCAGGTAGGCGTCCACGAGCCCGGTGACGCCCTGCGTGAGGTTCCGCAGCGGGCCGTCCGCACCGGAGCCGGTGGAGATGAACGCGGTCTCCAGTGACCCCGTCAGCATCTCCAGATCGCCCGACAGGTTGTCCAGTTTCTTCGCCGCCTGTTCGGCGGCGTACCCGGAGTCGTTGACCTTCCCGATCCACTCGTCCGCGCCCGCCGACCCCTCCCGCATCGCGATCGCCGCGACCCGGTACGCGTCCGCGCCGAAGATCGTCTTCAACGCGGCACCCTGCTGCTCCTGCGACAGGTCACCGAGCTGCGTCTTCAACACCTCGGAGATCTGCGCGAACGACTTCATCGACCCGTCGGCGTTGAAGAACGAGATCCCCAGGTCGTCCATCACGCCCCTCGCCCTGATGGTGGGGTCGACCATCATCAGCATCATCTGCTTGAACGACGTGCCCGCGTCCGACCCGGTGATCCCCGCGTTCGCGAACATCGCCAGCGCGCCCGCGGTCTCCTCGAGGGACAGACCCAGCTGCGCCGCCACCGCGCTCGACTGCTTGAACCCGAGCGCCAGATCGGACACGTCGCCCTGCGCCTTACCCGCGGCCGCGGCGAGGACATCGGCGACGTGCTCAACCTGACTGCCAGTGAGCCCGAACGTCACCATGGCGCTCGCCGCGACCTCCGCGGAGTCGGCGACCGAAAGGTTGCCCGACGCGGCGAGGTTCAGCGCCCCGGTGAGCGCCCCACCCATGATGTCGGCGGCCGACACGCCCGCCTTCGCCAGCGCCTCCTGACCGGCCGCCGCCTCGGTCGCGGAGAACTTCGTGTCCTTCCCGGCCTGCAACGCAGACGCACGGAGCCCGTCGAGGCTCGCCGCGTACTCGTCCCCGGCCGCGGCAACCGCGGACATCTGCTTGTCGAACTGCATGAACGCCTTCACGGTCATGCCGGCCATGGTCAGAAAACCCGCGCCCGCGATCAGGGCACCCTGGGAAATCTTCTCCAGCTTGCCGCCCTTCGCGGCCTTGTCGATGTCCCGTCCGAGGTCCGCGACGGACTTCCCCGCCGCCTTCGTGGCCGCGATGAACTCGGCGTTGATCAGTCGGAGACGGACCGCAACAGTCTTGTCAATCGCCAACGCCACTCACCTCGTCCCGCCTTGTGAGGATCTTCAAACCGTCGGTGAGCTCGTTGCCGGGGTCCTGCCCGGTGGACAGGCGCCGTTTCCGCCGGTCCACCGCGGCGCAGGCGTGGCACTGCGCGACCGTGGTGTCCCACAGGTCCCGCAGGTCCGGGTCCATCGACTCGTGGACGTCGTTCCCGCAACCCGGGCACTTGGCGTCCTCGATTTCCTGCAACGCCAGCAGCCCGTCCAGGTCGTCGGGCAGCCACAGCGGCTCCCGTTTCGCCGGGCAGCGTCCGATCAGGACAGAGCGGGGGACCCCGGTGCGCAGCGACAGGCGGTACTGGTCCCTCAGCTCCCGCGACGCGTCGATCCGCTGTCGGAGCTCGAATCTTTTGGGACCTCGGCCCCGGCCTTGTTCACGGTGAACACGGCCACGCGCAGCGGCTGCGTCTGCCCGTCCGTCCACTCGTCGTAGATCCGCTGCCACTCCGCGAGGTCGATGCCCTCCGGCTCGATACACGCCTCCGCCGCGAGCGCGGGGAAGTACGTGTCCGGGTTGAACAGGACGTGGAAGCTGTTCCTCGCCGCGGTCTCCTGCTGCGCGTCCGTCGCCGGGTGCTCCCGCAGCAGCTGCTCCTCGCGGCGCCGGCCGACGCCCCGGAAGGTGAACGTCACCTCCGACGCCTGCATCTGCTCCCGCAGCGCCGCGATCTGCTCGGCCAGCGCCGGGGCCTGAGGCTGCTGGGCGGCGGTGTCCAGCGCCTTGTCGGCCTCGACGGCGCGCGTGTGGAGCTCGCGGAGCCGCTCGTACTCGGCGAACAGGTCCGCGCGCGCGCACACGGTCGCCGACGCCGTCGGCGGCTTGAACGTGTCCCGGACCTCACCCCACGTGCGCTTCTTGCCTTCACCCATCAGGCGACCGTGGCGTTCATGTTGGGTTCCCCGGTGACGGCGAACGTGGCGGTGAACGTCTGCATCCCGTCGCCGATGTCGTCCGGGGGGCGGGAGTTCACGTTCACGGGCGCCACCTCGACCTTGTTCCCGGCGGCCCACGCCGCGCTGGAACCGCCGACGCGGCGGATCACCAGGTACCCCGGGGTGCCGTCCGGGAGGGACGTGGATGGGGGCACCAGCGCGTTCCACGCCGTGTCCGCCGTCGAGTCCCGGTACCCCTGGTACGACCACGCGTCGCCGCCGAACGTGCCGACACCCGTCTTGTTGAACCGGGACGCCGCGTCGGCCGCATCGACAGTGTTGCCACCCATCGGCGTCTTGAGACCGTCGCGGCGCATCTGCGGCGTCAGGTCCACCGCCGCGTTCAGCTCGGCGACAGCGGGCGCGGCGATGTTGGAGATCGACGCGGCGAACACCACGCGGATCTGTCCGGTCGGCTGGTAACGAGGCATGATCAGCTCTCCTCAGCGGGCTTGTCGATGTCCTGCCCGGCGATCTGCGCGAGCTGGCTGGTGAGGGTGGTGCGGTCACGGCCCTGCCGCTCACGGCGCAGCGCGGCGCGCGCCACGGCGGGATCGTCGGCGACGGCCTCAACGGCCTCGGTGACGGTCATGTCCTCGACGGGCGGCGCCTCGGCGGAGAACGCGACCCACTCCCGGTGACGCCACACGTCACGGAACGCGGCCTCGGGGACCTCCACCGGGGGGCTGTCGGGCAGGTCAGGGTGAGACATCAGCATGGGAGGACTCCTCAGCCGCGGAAAAACGCGTGGGTGACGGTGGTGAGCGACGAGTAGTTGACAGTGATCAAGTTCGTGACCGGGTCCGCGAACGCCTGCGTCAGCGGGCCGATGATCCGCTCCGCCGTCGCCGCGAGCGTGTACGTCCCGTCCGCCTCGGCGAACCCCGCAGGGCCCGTGCCCGGCGTGACGATCGTGACCGTCGTACCGGTCCCCGCCGTCTTCACGTGCAGGTACAGGCGGTCGTCCGGCGCGACGGTGTCCGACGCCGCCGGGGCGATGTAAGTGGGCGTGAGCCCAGGGTTCGCGTTGATCTGCTGGAACGTGCGCAGGGCCATGAGGCGCCTCTCTCGGATGCGGGGCACAGCGAAAAACCCGCACCAGGCGGGCCGGTGAGGGGCTTGGATCAGGCGGGGGTCAGCCAGTACCGGTACTGGTCCACCGCGTAGAACAGCGGCGGGGTCGTGTCGTCGTCCCGGCGAATGCCCTGCGACACCTCGTGAAACGCAGCCGCCGCGAACACGAACCCGGCCGGCGCGGCCAGCGTTCCGAGCATCACCGCCCGCGCAGCAGCGGCCACGTTCTCCGCCGAGCCCGCCGAGCGGCCCACCGCCATGATCTGCAGCAGCGGCGCCCGGTCGGCGTTCCGGTCCGCCACCGGCCCGTCGGACGTTCCTCCGACCAGGTAGAGGACCGTGTACGGCGGCGCCAGGTCCCCCGCCGCGTCCTTCGCGACACCGTCCCCGGTCGCGATTCCCGCGGCCCGCAGAGCCGCCACGACCACGTCCCGGAGCGTCACAGCCGCATCGACTGCTCGGCGGCGAGCCCGATGCCGAGCAGGAAGTCGGGCGTGTTCTTGTCCAGCGCCGGGCCGAGATGCGCATGCGGCGCCGACCGGGGGGTGCCGTACTCCAGGATGTCGCCGAGCCCCCACTGCGGGCCGCCGACGCGGGGCCCGATCTCCGCTTCGATCCCGGCGACGAGTTCGCGGGTCTCGTAGCTGATCGACGACGGGTACGCGGGTGCGTGGCCGATTCCCTGCGCGAACGCGCGAGCGTCGTCACGGACGTGATGCGCGGTGACCTGAACGGCCTTGCGGGTCAGCACGCTGCTCAGCGGCCCGGCTTTCACGAGGTCCGCGGCGAGGGTGTTCAGCTCCGATGCGTCGACCTGGACGTCCATCAGCGCGACTCCTCCCCGCAGCCCAGCCGCCGCGCCGTGATGTGCGTCCCCGACTCCACACCCTCCACCCGCAACACCCGCCCCACCAGACGCCCATCCGACGACCCGGTGACCTCCACCAGATCACCCAACCCCACGTCCGTCACCGACAACGGCACCGACACCGTGAACGGGAACACCGCCAACTCCGACCCCGACGACTCCTGCCCACTGGCCTGCGTCCCCGACGGCCGCACCCGGCACCGCCCCGTATACAGGGCCGTCTCCGGGAACGTGTCCACCCCGGCCACCGGATCCCACACCGCCGCGCCGCGGCGGAACAGGCGACACTCGTCGGTCATCAGCGACTCCGCGCGCTCACGGCCCCGCGCCGCGGCCTCACCGATCAGCACCACGGCACACACGGCCGGTCGGTGCCCCGCGGCCGGATCGTGAACGCCCCCGACGTTGCCCCCGCGGGCGCGAGGAGATCCAGCTCGTCCTCGAGCAGCGTGAGCCCGGCGGCGGCCTGCACATACCGCTCCGTGTAGTCGTCCACCGTCCACGACTGCAAACCAGCCGGCGGGGCCTGCATCAGCCTGCGCACCATCCCGGCGACGACCATCGCCACCAGATCACGCGACAGGGACCCGTCCGCCAGCCGGGCGTCCACAGTGGTGAAACGCTGCCGGACGATCAGCGACGCGTCGTCGATCATCCGCGCCGCCACATCCTCCTCGACCGCGGTGAGGGTGCGCCACGACGCCGCCACATCCTCCGGCGCGGCGAGCGGCGGGGTCGAGGTGACGTCGCGGGCCCGGATCCAGCGCTGCTGCACCGCCGTCACCGCACCCGACGCGACGAACCTGACGCCCCACATCCCGGCCGCGGTAGGGACGAACGTGAACGGGTACAGGCCCGACGCCGGGGGCGTCTCCGGCACGGCGACAGGTGCCGCCGTGGTGCCGTCGTTGTCCGTCACCGCCGCCGTCACCGACGCGCCCGTCGTGGTCGTCATCGTGAGCGTCACAGCGTCACCGACGTCAGGCATTCACCCTCCCCGGAGCTGTTGCGACCGACACCCGCGAGCCCGCGGGCGACACCGACACCCGAGCCCCGCCGCCAGTGACCGTCACCCGGCCGGCCGGGTGGGACACCGACACCGAACCCGGCGCCTGCGTGACCGTCACCGACACGGGGCCCGACACGACCGTCGCGTCCGTCAGCAGCGACGAGAACGAATCCGACCCGCCCGCGTCGTCGCCGAACGTGCGCAGCCACGACCACGTGAACGCGTCACCCGCGCCCGCGTCGTCCGCGACCACCCGGCTGTACGAGCTCGCCGCGGCCAGACTGTCCGCCGCACCCACAGAGTCTGTCGGGGTGAACGTCGACGTCACAGACGCCGAGAACCCGTCAACCGACCCGGCGGTGTCCGACACCACCACGGCGTACGACAGGGCCGCGGTGAACGTGTCCGACGGGCCGGCGCTGTCGGCGACCGTGAACCCGGTGTTCGACCCGAACCCGTCCGCCGCGCCCGCGCTGTCCTTGGGCGTGAGGGACTGCGTCTTCGCCAAGCCGTCCGAGGCGCCCGCAGAGTCCACCGCGGTGAACGCCAGCGTCAAGGCTGTCGTGAAGCCGTCAGCCGCGCCCGCCGGGTCGTCGAACACCGCGACCTGCGACCGCGCCAGATCATCGGCCGCGCCCGCCGCATCATCCACCAGCACCGTGCGGACCACCGACACCGACAGGACGTCGACCGCGCCCGCCGTGTCCGACACCGTCACGGTGCGGGTCGCGGCGACCGTCAGCCCGTCCGTCGCCCCGGCGTCGTCGTCCACCGCCACGGTTCGCGTCACCGCGACCGCCAGCGTGTCCGTGACGCCCCCGCTGTCGGTCAGGACCGGCTGCTGCGTCCTGCCCAGCGTGTCGACCGAACCCGTGCTGTCCGCTAGCGCGAGGCTCTGCGTCTTCGCCAGCGCATCGGCAGCACCGGCCGGATCGTCCACCACGACCGTGACCGTCTTCGCGAACACCGCCGCGTCGGCAGCACCCGCGCCGTCGTCCACCAGACGCGTGAACGACGACACCGCCACCAGCGTGTCAGCCGCGCCCGCCGCATCGTCCACCAGCCGACCGAACGAAGCCGCCACGCCCAGCGTGTCCACAGCCCCAGCAGGATCCGTGAACGTCCGCGGGAACGAGGAAGCCAGCGCCGGTCCATCGACCGCGCCCGCCGGATCGTCGAACGTCCGCCCCAGCAGAACCCCGAACAACGCCGCATCCGAGGCGCCCGCCGCATCGTCCACCGTGCGGGTGAACGTCGCCGCGAACGGCTCCGTGTCCACCGCGCCGGCCGAATCGGTGAACACCCGGCCGAAC